GGCGCCAAGAGGATCAAAAACAGGAACGCAGGGCTTAAAAAATAACTATGAAAGAAGTAAAGTGCCTTCAGAATTATGTAAAGAGATTATAGAAAGTGTAAAAAATGATTTTTGATGATATTTTACTTGATGATTTAGATGATGAATTGGTGATAATACACGAAAATAGCGACTATAAAAAAGAAATATGGAAACAGAACTCAAAGACATAGGGTATAACAAAAAGTATGTTATTACATTACCAGAGCTACATGACGGTCAAAAACAAGTAGCACAGTCTAACTCACGTTTTAAAGTACTATCTGCAGGTCGTAGGTGGGGTAAAACAAGACTTGGTGTTTGGTTATGTTTAGAAAAAGCATGGAAAGGTGGTCGTGCTTGGTGGATTGCACCAACATACGCAATGGCGTTAGAGGGTTGGAAAGATTTAAGAAATATTGGTATTGAGTATGGAACTATTGTAAAAGAATCAGAGAAGACAATAATTACACCAACTGGTGGTATGGTATCAATTCGATCTTCAGATAATCCTGACAGATTAAGAGGTGCAGGACTTGACTTTGTAGTATTAGACGAGTGCGCCTTTATGAAACCTAATGTGTGGGCAGAAGTAATTAGACCTACACTAACAGAGCGTCAAGGTGGTGCATTGTTTATCTCAACCCCTAAAGGTTTTAACTGGTTTGAAGATATATACAATAAAGCAGATAAATTAGCTGACTGGGAAAGGTGGCAGCTACCAACAAATACAAATCCCTTTGTTCCTGAATCTGAACTAGATATAGCTAGAGAAGAAATAGGAAGTTATTTATATTCACAAGAGTATGAGGCAAAGTTTGTAGAGTTCTCTGGTGGTATCTTCAAAGAAGATTGGATTAAAACTGCTAAGAGAGAAGTAGTAACAATGATGAACGATAACGGCTACTACGAAGAACGCATACAATGGACAATTGGCGAAGAAACAGTTTACGACCAGGATCTTACAAAATATGCAACAGTCGACCTAGCTACATCTACAAAAGAAACTGCAGACTATACAGTTATTGCATGTCTAGGTAAAACACCAAACAATAAATTAATACTCATAGATTTAGTCAGACAACGATTAGAGGGACCCGATATTATTCCTAAGATAAAACAAAAGATACAAGAACACGACTTACAGTATGTAGGTATAGAACGTGCAGGGTATCAGTTATCAATAATACAAATTGCAAGACGAGAGGGCTTGATAGTCAAAGAATTAAAACCTGACAAAGACAAAGTTAACAGAGCGTTACCCTTATCTGCATTTATGGAAGGTGGATCAATGTTTTTCAATCAAGCAATTATGGACTATGATGATTTAAAAAGAGAACTATTACAATTTCCAGACGGCGAACATGATGATATGGTTGACGCACTAGCCTATGGTGTATTAGAGATTAAAAATAAAAATAGGTATATAGCTTACTAAATTTGTATTTTTTTATGTATTATGGTAGGTGAGTAAGTTTGGCTCAAAGCAAGATAGTTTTTAGGTGCGTTTCTATCTTGCCGAGGGCCATTATGAAAGGTTAATTTTGGCAGAACGAAGATCAATCAGAGAAGTATTATTTGGTAATACGTCAGAGCAAAAAAGATACGGAATAAATTTTTTTAGAGAAGACCCAGTAACACCTAGCAGTTATGTTCTAGGTTACAACTCTTACGCAGGTAATTTTGATTTAAGAGATTTAGGTAACGGACAGGCAAATAGTGCAGTTACCGCATGTCTACAAGTTTTAGGTACATCATTTTCAGAGGCTAACTTAATTGTCAAGTCTTATCAAGAAGACGGTGAAGAAACAATTATACATAATCACCCACTTGCAATATTAATGGATAGACCAAATCCATACATGAGTGGTGAAGTAGTACAAGCATATATTATTAATGCTTTACATGTTTTTGGTGACGCTTATCTTCTTAAAGAAACAAACAACGTCGGACAAGTTACTGCATTATATCCTTTGATACCAGATCGAGTAACACCAAAAGGTACAGATACACAATTAATAACGCAATATATTTATGAAATGGAAGATAGTAAAGAAGTTCTTTCGCCTGATGACATCATACATTTTAGATTAGGTTTAGACCCTACCAATCACAAGCGTGGTTATTCGCCACTTAAAACAGTTCTTCGAGAAATATTTGGTGATGAGGCTGCAGGTCAGTTATCAAGTGCATTGCTAAGTAACTCTGGTGTACCAAGCGTAATAATTAGCCCTAAAGAAGATTTTGGTATTACTGCAGATGAATCAGACCAAATCAGTAGAACATACCAACAAAAAGTTGGTGGTGCAAAGAGAGGGCAACCATTAGTACTTAGTGGCTCAATGCAAGTAGAAAAAATGTCTTTTAGCCCTAGTGAGTTAGATATTGGAACTTTACGTAGAATTCCTGAAGAGAGAGTATCTGCAGTTCTTGGTGTACCTGCAATATTGGCGGGACTTGGTGCAGGACTAGAGAGAGCAACCTATAGTAACGCTCAACAGTTAAGAGAGTTCTTTACAGAGAATAAATTAATTCCTTTGTGGCGTATGGTTGGTACAGAGCTTACGTATCAGTTACTACAAAAAGATTACGATAGTAACTCGATCTTAAAAGCTGAATATGATTTTTCCAATGTAAGGTCATTACAAGCTGACGAAGAAAACTTATACAAAAGATTAAACGTTGGTGTAAAAGGTGGTTGGATTTCAGTTGCAGAGGCAAGACAAGCAGTTGGCTTAGATACAACAGAAGAACAAGATATTTATTATGTACCTGCAAATGTTATACCAACAG